GCTTTGGGTAGCGCCTCCGTGAGAGTGGGGGTCCCAGTCGTACCAGTTAAACGCACCCCCGGGGCCAAAAGGCTCTACAGGAACAGAAAACGAAGTACCCGCAGCAGCCCCCGCAGCCCACGCGAACGCGCGCGGCTGGTCTGAGTCGATGCCGTGGGTGTGCGCGGGGATTTGCGTTGTGTTAAGAGTTACCGTCGCGGCACCGGACGGATTGTTCAGCGTTGTGTACCCGGTCCCGTAGCCCACCGGAACACGCCCCTGCAGATCCGGCAGCCGGAACTTCAGGGTGTCGGACGGCGTCCCGTATTTTGTGCTCAGAACACCAAACAGCGCTGGGTATGCGTCCTTGTAGACGTCCTGCCCGTTGCACAAAAGCCAGCCTTCTGGGGCAGTCTCAATTGCGTACGGCACAACTGCGCCCGTGGGAACCGTGTTGGCCTGCTCGGCTGGCCGTTCGAGAAGGTCGGCGTGCTGGGTGCGGAGAATCGCCCGGAACAGGTCCGAGCGCACAAACTCCTCCATCGCCGTGGCGTCGCTGTTCACGTGCGACTCCGCGCGTCACGGAAATTCAGCACGGCCTCTTGGATCTCGACCTTAATCGCCGTAGACGCCGTGCTGCCGGTGCGGAAACGCAGCTGGTGGGTACGCCCGGAACGCGCCACGCGGAACCGGTTGCGGTTTACACCGTCAGTCGTGTCGGAGTTAACCGTTCCTACCGTTACCGGGGTCTCACCGGACCCCGGAGGCCGCAGACCGTCTGTCTGGGAAACAGACACCTGAAGCGTCGTTGCGCCCGGGCTCCCACTGTCAAGCACGTTTGACACTACGGACAGGTCAACCAGCCGAACGTCACCGTCGGTACCGGCCGCCTCGGCAAGGCCAAGCGAAGTCCACGCCTCAAGCTGCGGGTAGGTGCCGTTACCGTCAACGGCGTCTGCTGCTACACGGGTCTGGGCAGCACGGTCGGTGCACTTCACGTTGGTAATCGCGGGCGTAAGGTCGCCGATCTTCCCGGCGGTCTCACCGACGAACAGCAGCGCCTCGGTCTCGCCGGGAACCCTTGCGGAGTAAAACGCCTCAGCCCTGACGTTGCTAAAGCGCGACACCCACTCGCCTGCGGACAGGTCGTACACCAGAACCCGGCTCGCCGGGTTCGAGGAATCCGGGCCGTTCTTTGCTCCGCCGGTGGCGTTTGTGCTGAGCCCGCCAACGCTGACCACAAGGTGGCCGCCGGTGACCCCAAGGGTGCAGTAGGACGCTCCCTCAACCCAGCCCTTCATTAGCGCCTGCCACTCGCGCTTGATCTTGTTGTCCACAAGCGACTGCACGCGCCCGCCAGCGTAGGTAAACACGCCCTCTTCGCCTGCCCAGAATGGCGTGTTCTCAACGGTGATCGCGGCGGTGCGGTCAATACAGCCCGCGCCAGAGCGGATAAGCGACTGCTCAAAGGTCGGGTAAGTCCCGTAGATCCCGTGGACTGCGGAGCGCTTGAGCACCAGCAGCGGCCCCTGAGAGCTGAGAATAGCCACGACGGGGTCTCCGTCGTACGACGTCGGCACGTCGATATAGTCGAGCAGCCAGTTGTCGGGCGACGCCTTTGCAAGCGTGGCCGACACGTCAAACGGAAGAGCCTCGCCCGGAGGAAGCGCAGGGTTCCAGTTTGGCGGGGCAACGTACACGCGGTTGGGGAAGTACTTAACGCCAGTCCCCCACAGCGACCCCTTGTGCACGCACGCGTCCGACCACGTCGGCGACGAAAGTATTTGGTACGCGGCCTTTGTAGTGGAGGTAGTCGTCGGTGAGCCGCCGAACGATCTTATGCTGACTCCGCCGCCGCCGCTGCTGCTGACTCCGCCGCCGCCGCCGAGCGCGCTAAAGCCCATCGGTGTTGACGACAAAATCATTGTGGTCTCAACGTTGGTGACTGGGCTACCAGAGCCAAAACTGGAAATGCTGCGAAGCTTCCACAAGTCGCCGTCCTTGTACAGCAACGCAGCACGCCCGCTGTACGGCATAAGGTCCCCTGACCAGTTAGTTCCGTACCCAGTAGCGGCTGCACTCACCCCCGTGGTCCACACTCCCGTCTGCACAACAACCGTGCCGTCGTTGTAAATCATTTGGCCGGGCCAGCTTCCGGCGGTCGCACCAGAGTTGTTGATGGTTCCCGCGGAGTAGTACGACGGAGGCGACGTCACCCCAGCGGGGTAGCCGGACGTCGGGGTGCCTATGTGAGTGACGTCTTCGATAGTGGCCGACGTCGTTGTTGCCCCGGGCAAAACGCGTGCCCACGTCGCTATTACGCCGCCAATAACTATTGGCAGGTAGCTACCCGCAGCGGGCTTGCTTGGAAAGGTCCCGTCGGAAATTGTAACGGTTGACTGGTTCTGGGTGTAGGAAAGCTTTGGGTCAACTCCGCCGGACGGCTCTACGGCAAAACCGCTGCTGGCTACACCGGAGTACCGCAGGATCGGGGTGGCGCCGTCTGCGTAGCAAAAGATCACCTCGTCGCGGTAGACGCACCGCGGGATAGGTGACTGCGGACGCGAGGGTGCGCCAAGGCTCACCGACGCATCGCTTCCGGTATGGAGCCACACGGTTCCGTCGGCCATCGTCCCCACGGTACGCGTGGCGGCTGCCCGGCTGAACTGTGACCGGATCACCCCTACCGGGGTGCCTGACGCCGGTGCCCCGTAGGCGCTTTCGTACGTCCAACCGCGACGCTGTTCCATCGCCCCGCGGTAGAAGATCGCGTCGTTTGCGTACACGACGGCCTCCCCCTTGAGAAACGTTGAGGGGACGTCGGTTACAAGGCCACCGGAGCCGGGTCGAAAGACGACCTTGCTCCTCACTAGAAGTACCAGTCCTGAGCGTAGGAGCCCGGCAGGTCTGCCGAGAACCGGGGGGACTGGAGCCTAAGCTCGGGGAACTTGGCGGCAGCGCGTGACTCGCGCAGCAGCTTCAGTGCGGCCTGACCACGCGCTTCCAGCAGTTGCCCCTTCTGCACAGCGTTGCCGTCAGCGCTTTGGTACAACACACGCGCGGCGGCCAGCGGCACCAGCACCTCATTGACCCACTGTTCCGGCACCAGCGGAACGTCGCTGTCGGCGCTCAGGTTCCCAACGCCAACGATGTAGTACAGGCCGAGTTTGTACGCCTCAGCGGGGGCGGGCCAGAACCGGATCTTGCCGTCCCAGATCGCAAAGGCGGCCGGGACGTCGTTGGTCTCCCCGTCCTGCGTCGACTTGGTCAGCGACTCAAGGTCGGGCCAGCTCATCGGCTCAAGCGGCGAGCTGTTGGAGATCGAGTCGTTGACAATACGCAGGATCTGCCGGATACCGGTGACCCCAAGGGCCGACGCGATACCGGAAATGTTGTAGGTGCCCTGACCTTGCTGCAGCTGGATCTGGCCCTCGCGCTCCAGAAAGTCCCAATCGTCCGGGGTATCAAGGATCGACCGGTAAACCTGATTGAGGGCGTCCTTTGCCCGTTCCTTGTTGTAGGCAATCCACGGAGGCTGGTCGCACTCGTAACAGACACGCTGCACAAGGTCGAGGAACGTGCCCTTGGTGCCCTGCAAGCCCGCGGGCAGCAACAGCTTCGCCGGGGTGGGGTGCTGCACCGGCGGGCTGAACACCATCGGCCCAGTCGAGAACTGCTCGTACGCCTTGGCGTAAAGCGCCTCGTTGTTGTTGGCCTCGCTGACGGCGTCGCCGCCCGACTCCTGCCGCAGCAGAATTGCCGCCGCAGCGGGCACCAGCAGCTTGTGGCGCCAACCGATTGGCACCAGCGGCGTGTCGCCGTTGTTCACAAGCTCGCTGGGCTGCTGCATCACCACCGCGGTTGCGGTGTACGCCGACTGCGGCTTTGGCCAGATCTCGACCTGAGACCGGGCGTACGTGGTCCACAGGTGCGGGACACCCGCAGCAAGGGACAGGTTCAGCTGCTTGATCGCCCAGAAGTCCTCCCACCGGGCGTAGTGCCCGGGGTAGGAGCCCGCGGGGCCACCGAAGTTGATAGCCAGTACGTCAGTGATTGCCGACACACCCACCGCCGTTGCTACGTCGGCGTAGCTGTAGGTGTCGTCGTTTGCCGTCAGGGTCAGCGTTCCCTGCTTGACAAGAAATGACCACTGGGGACCTGAATCACACAGGCTCAGGTACGCCTCGTTCACCGCCTCCTTGGCGCGCGCAACATCAGCCGCGACGTTAGGGTCGCGTTGCGCCGCGTAGAGCGTGCGGGTGTAGAGGTCCTGAAAATCCCCAGTGGCCAACTTTTAGCTCCCCGACGGCGGCTTGTGCTCGCCGAGGCCGTAGGTCTCCTTAGCGGACTTCGTGTTCTTGTACTTGAGCATCTTGGCCATAGCCCGCAGCGACCAGTCGCTCAGGTTCGCGCCACCGGACCTCCCGTGAGTGGCGATGTACTTCTTCTTGAAGCTCTGGAACTCCTTACCCGTAAGGGTCACGTGGTGGGGTGACTTAGCGCCGCCCTGCACCATCTCGCCGGTCTTGTCCGGCCCGCGGCGCGGGTCGCCGTACATCTTGAGCGCCTTGCCCAGTACGGTGTTCGACTTGGCGTTCTTCTGGTCTACGGTGTAGTCGCGCTTGCGGGGGGCGACGCCGAAGGGCGACTTGGCGCCACCCTTACCGGAACCACCGCCCACGCTGGAACCCCCGCCCGAGGCCGCAGGACGGCTACCACTGCCGGAACCACCGGCGACTCCCGGCGCTTGCGGCGTCCTCCCACGTCCACTCCTTGGCTTGAGGTCGTCGTCGGTCCAGCCCATCTGACGGGCGCGGGCAATCTCCTTCTCACGCTGGGAGGCCTGCCCCTTGATCCGGTCGATGATCGGCCCCTGCGCCATACGCGCCTTGCGGCGCTGGTCCGGGGTTCCGCTTGCGGCAAGGCGCCGCTGCTCAGCAAGCTGGTCCTTGTTGGTCTGGATTGCGCCACGAAGGTGCCCCACCCGGGCACGCTGGCGCTGGGCGGTCGTCGGCTTCTCCGGGCTGGGCGGACTGCCCGAGTGTCTGACCATGCGAGTAGTTCCGTCGTTACCTCCGGGGAACTTTGGGTCGGGACGCTCAGGGTCTCTAAAGCCCTTTCCACCAGCTGCCGTGCCACCGCGGTATCCCGCGCGCGGCCTTCGGGGGGTCTCTGGGGGCTCCGGCGGCTGCGGGCGGCGGGCGCCGGGCTTGGGCGTGTTAGCGCCGTAGGGCATTACTTGCTACCTCCTGCCCCCGTAGGGACGATGATCTTGTCCTTGATACCCGTGCGTTGCTTCCAGCCGCGCACAAACTTTTCCGCCATCTCGGCGTTCTTTTCCTGCTCAGCCTCTGACAGTTGCTCCTGACGTCGGCGGATCGTTTCCGCCACTGCCCGGTCCATACGCTCAGGGTTTCGGCGGCGCCACGTGTCAAAGCGGCCCATCTGCCACACCACGCGCTCGTCGGGCTCCCCGATAATCGGGTCACCGGTCTCAGGATCGCGAGCGCGGAAGGCGATCATCCACGCGCCGCCCTGCGCAAACTCGGCCTGAACCCAACGCGCAACGCCCAGCTGCTTGGTCTCGACGTGGCACACCAGACGGCAGGCGCTGTCGTACTGCTTGACGCGCTCAGTGATCTTGTGGGTGTCGTCAGCGACGAACATCCACTTGTCCGTCAGAATCCCCGGTACCTCGTCTCCGAGCCTCACTTATTAACCCCCGGTGTGTAGGCGCCGCGCTTCTTTGCGGGCTTGCTGTCTGCCACCTCGGACACCTCGTCCTCGTGGTCGGGTTCTGCCGTCACAGGCGACTCTCCGAGAGTTGCCGACAGCTGCCACGACCACTTCTCGTGGGCCTCGATACGCCCTGCGACGTAGTTGGCGACGCCCTGCGCGTTGCAGTCGGGCTTGTTGCACTGCTCAAAAGCTTCGTACAAGCACCCGGTGACCTTGACGTTTGCCGCAAGAACCTCACGAACAAGCTGCTCGGCGTCGTGTGTGTCAGTACCGGTTTCGGCGTCACCCAGCAGCTGGGACAGCTTGGGGGGAGGGAACTGCCCCAGCTTGCGCACCGCCTCAGCGGTGTCGTCGATTGACGCCCACGCGTCCTCGTACACCTCGCCGAACAGCTCGTGGTACGCGTGGAAGTGCGGGCCGGTCACGTTCCAGTGCGCCGACTGCGCCCTGTACCAGAGCGCAACGGTGTCGGCCAGAACGTAGACCAGCTTGTCAGAAAGCTCCTTGTGCACTACCGGCCGATGCGCTGGCGCTTCATCATCGCTGCAAGGTTCTTTGCGTCCTGCAGGCGGCCTATCTGGACTTCGCGCTCAGCAAGGCCACGGGGGGGCTTCTTGGCAAACGGCCGACGACCCACAAGGTTGCCAACAGCCTGCTTCATCTTGTTGGTGTCAATACCCTGCTGGGCGCTAGCAGCCGAGTTCCGAAGGTCCATCATCGGCTTACGCTGCTCAGCGGGCATTGTCATTCTTTCGTGCTTCTTCTGCACGCCGGTGGTCATGCCGCCACCAATTTTTCCGTACTCCACTTAAACAGCCTTTCCGCGCAATTGTGCGCTGCGCTTCCGCGCTAAAGCAGCGATGCTGCGGACCTGCTGCTCGTTTTGGGGAACCGGCTGCCCCCACGCGTTTGCCGTAAGGGCGTATCGCGTGGGCTCACCGTTTGGCTTCTTCAGCGGAGGGATCTTCGAGCGGCCGTAAAACCGGCTTGCCCAGCTGACCCACCGCTTCTTGTCCGCGGGTGACGCGGACTCGTAGTTCTTAACGCCCGGCTTCAGGTTCGCTCCTTCGGAGCGCTTGAACGCCGCGCGCCCAGCAGCCGTCAGACCCCCACTGGGGTCCTTAAGGCGGGGAGCACCCGAACGGGGGGCCGGTCGCCCGGACCCCCCGTTCTTTGAGTACCTACTGGCCGCCAACCGTGACGTCCAGCGTGTAGTTGGTAACCGAACCAGCGTTTGTGAACTGGGTACCAGTCGCCGTGAACAGCTTGATCTTGCTGTTTGTGACGTCCCAGACCGGGAACGACACAGCAGAGCCGGTCGTTGCAGGACCGTGGAAAATAATCCAGCGGATCTTGCTCAGACCAAACTCTCCGGGCGTGATCGCGAAGCCGCCAGTGTCGTAAGTGCCCGACAGCGTCATGCGCCGACGGACCACGCGCTCACGACCGAGGAACGCCGCACGGTCCACGCCGAGGATAGCTTCTGACGTGGTGACAGCCATTAGACGCCCAGCTCCTCAAGGTCGTCAATGCGCCCGTGCATACGCGGGTGCTCGGTAACCAGAGTCATCATGCCGGTCAGGTGCGACTGGACCTTGGCCTTGTAGCCGCTGGTCGCAGGCACGTAACGCCACATGCTGCCGTCCATGTTCTGGAACTGGAACGTCCCACGCTCCTGATACTTCGGAACGCGGTAGGCAAACGACGGCTTGTGAATCAGGAACAGGTTGTTGTGGGGGCAGTGGATGTCGCCGTAAAGCGGCACACCAAAGATCTCCAGCTCCGGCCAACCCGTGTCCATCTTCTGGTAGCCCTGATAGCGCACGGCGGGCTGAAGCTGCTCGCCGTAGGCCGACCACACACCGAGGTTCGAGAAGAACGCGTGGTTGGAGTCAATCGGGGCCTTACCCGTACGCCGGTTCATCTCGTTGATCAGCTGGAGGATCACGTCGAGAGTCAGCGGGCGAAGGGTGCCGCTGTTCTCAATCACGTTGGACTTCCAGAAGTACCCGATACCGGCCGCGGTGCGGTCGAGGGTCAGGTACGTGTTGCTCTTCGAGATAGCCGACATCACGCCCTGAAACTCGCGGCTGGTGAACGCGCCACCCGAACCGTAGGCGTTGCCCGAACGCACAACCACACCAGCGGAGGTCACGCTCGAAGCGTCTCCGACCACCGTGATCTCGTTGTTCGAACGGTTGATGTTGCTGATCGTCAGGCCCGAAGCCTGCGAAGCGCCGGTGGTGCCGTGCACCACGTCGACCTTGAGGCCGTTCTCCTCAAGCCAGTTGAACCGGTCACGGTCAATCTGGCTGGAGGTGGTGGCGTCAAGGGTGATCACCTGCGAAGCAACCGAGGCGCAGTTGGCCAGCTTGGCCGTACCATCGCCCCACGTCTGACGCACCACGTCACGGCGGACGGTGCGCACGAGGTCGTCAAGCTTGTGCTGGACGACCGGCAGAGCAGCCGCGTCACGTCCGTTAAGCAGGTCGATCTCGTCGAGGGTGAACTCCACGGTGGCCGCAATACGCTTGAGGCCGATCTCAGCCTCGTCGTACTTCGGGTCACCGGCCTCAGGGAAAGTGCCGCCCTCGTCAATGTTGCTGATACCAAGGGAACGGCCGATAAGGAACTTGATAAAGGTCTTACGACCCTTAACGTCCTTGCTGGACTTCTGGATATACGAATACAGGGAGCCGGTCTCGGTCTCAAGCTCGTCGTTGAGCCCGGGCTCCCACGTGTCGTACGCCAGATCGTTAAGCGTAGCGAGTGACAAATTTACCTCAAAGGTTGGTGAGAAACGGGGTTACTAGGCGACAGAAACCCTCTAGGGGTGAATATGTTTTCTGCCACCGAACCGCGCCGTCTCTCACCAACCGAAGAGGCATCGCCGCGCGTATTACTTCGGGAAACGTACCGCAAGCAGGACGTTTCCGTTACGCGCTACTCGTTAGGAATCCCAAGCCTTTCTGCGGTCCTAGCGAGTGCCGACTGGATACCGCGGCCGGGAGGGGCGTCACCGGGCACGCCCGAAGGCGGCGCTGACGTCATTGGCCCGGAGTTGGTCGACGTTGCTGCGCGTGCCATACGCTTCTGGTACAGCGACTCAATCTGGTTCCACGTGCTGTTCATTAGCTGAGGAATCTCATCGAGGTCGACCTGCTGGTTCTGCAGGCGCGAGATCGCCGACTCCCACAGGAACGCCTTTTCCGACTCCTCCAGCCCGTTGTCGTTTGACACGCGGTCCAGCTGGCCCTGAAGGTCTGACACCAGACGCTCGGTCTGAAGCTGCTGCTGCATCTGCTCGCGCTCGCGGGCAAGCTCCTGCTGCATGTCGGCACGCCACACGTCGCGAAGCTGGTACGGGTCAACCCCACCGGACTCAGCGCCGTAGTTGGTGTAGTCCTCGTACTGGCCGTCGTCCTCGTGGTACTGCTGGTCGACGTACCCGGCAAACGGGTCGTCGCGCTCGGCGCGGATCTGGTCACGAAGGGACATCAGCTCCGACAGCGACTCGTCATCGCCAAGGTGGCCCCAGCGACGGAGCGCCTGCTCAAGCGTTGCCTCGTGAGAATCGGCAGCAGTCAGCTCCGACACCCAGTCAACGTACTGCCGGACCTCGTACGGGTTCAGCTCGTTGGGGTCGATACCGGCCTTCTCCCACGCTTCCCACGAAGCGCCGGAAACCCCCTCGCCCCCGTCAGGGGCATCGCCAGAAAGTTCCTCAGTTGACAAGAACTACTCCTCGTTGTCTTCGTTATCGTCGGGCTCGTCGGCCTCGTCGTCCCACACGAGGTCGATGTTTCCCGGCGCCGGGGTAACCGGCGGCTTGAGTGCGGGTGCCACGAGATCCGGCTCAGGGACAAGTTCCACCCCAAGCCGCTCCACGTTGCGGCGCACCTCGGCGCGAGAGATCACGCCGTACTCACGCAACATAAGCAGGGCCTTGGTGTCCCTCTCGAACCCCGGGGGGAACACCTGCTCTGGTTTACTGCTGCTGTTCGTCGCCACTAGGGGCCTCCTCCTCGGGCTTGTCCTCGGCGTTTACGTTGTCGGGCTCTTCCGCTCCGCCCGGCGGGGGCGCCTGCTGGGGCTGCTCCGTCGGAGCCATCTGCCCCGCAACCGACAGCGCGTTCTGCTGGATACGCTGGAGGTGGGCGTTGTGGTGCTCGCGCAGCGCCTGCTTGACGAGCGGGTGAAGCTTGTCGTACCCCTCGCTAAGCAGCACCTGCTCCATAGCGATGATGTGCTCGGGGTCCTTGTCGAAGTACTCCGGCATTGGGATCTCCACCCCGACGTCTGCAAGCGTCGGCGGGCGGATACCGCGCATTGCCAGCTCCTGCGGGCCGTACTGGCTTGCGATCTGGCCGAAACGGGTGATCAAGCTGTTCAGCTCGTGCCACTTAAGGTCAGCGTCCTGACGGGCGCCAAGCGCCAGCATTTCCGAACTCTCCCGCTTCTGGCGCTGCTCCTGCGCGCGCTCGTGGCGGAGGATGTCGTCGACGTTGCCCTCGATCAGCTGCGTGGACCACGGCTTGATATCCACACCGCCGTACTGGGCCATCATCATTACCGTCTGCAACTGGGCAGCACGCATCTTGGGGGTAATCGACCCGGTGACCTTGAACCTGTTGTTACCGCGCAGGTGCGACCCCATAAACGCCAACAGGTCCGACGAATCGTCAAGGCCCGGCAGGGTGATCATTCGCGGCATCTGGAAGCGGTCGCCGACCTCCTTCAGGGCGCGCGAGACGCCCCACTCCATCACGCTGACAAACTCCGCAGCGGTAGCGCTCAGGTTCTGCTCGTTCTGCTGGATCAGGGTGTTGAGCGACACCGCTGCCTCGATACCGCGCCCCGGCGCCTGACCACGCGAGGCGTCGTGCATCGTGGCAATCTCCGCCATCGTGCCCTTAAGCCACTCAAGGTGGTTGTTCAGCACCGCCGACGGCTCGCTCGGCGTGGTCATAAAGCGCGGCTCGGGGTAGCCGCCGTGCACCTGCACAACGCCTTCCTCGTTGTAGACCGACTTGCTCCGCAGAGCGCCTGCGGCAACCACAAGCGGCGGGCGGGCAACACGGTCAAGCCACTCACCGACCTGAGACAGCGTGCGGTTCCAACGCACCTGCACAGGCGACAGCTCGTCAGCCGTTCCGCGGCAGCGCATATAGTGGCCGCCGTCGGGCTTGGGCGTGTACGGACGGTAGGGAAGCTCGTCCTCATCCCACGGCTCTACGACGTACGGGTCACCGGCAGCGGCGTCCAGCCACTTGCAGTGCAGACCCTTGGGAAAGTCCCCCGACGGACCTGACGGCAGAATGAACGCCTCGTGGACCAGCAGCGCGTCCTTGTGGGAGAAGTTGCGGACCTCGCCGTCTTCTTCCTCAAGCTGGACGTTGCCGGGAAGCTGGGCCGTCTCGCCAAGGCCAAACTTCTTCTCGCCAAGCGTTTCCTGCGACCGCTTGAGCAAATCCTGCACCGGACGACCGGCCTCACGCTCAACGCTGTCGGGGTGCTGCACGAGTGACTAGATAATCCAGCGGCAGTCTTCCGAGCGCGTCGTAATAGGGTCATCCGTAAGCGCGCCCGGCCTTACAACGCGAAAGCCAATGTCGCCTTGGTAGCTGGTGATCTGCTTCCACAGCTGCTGGCCGAGAGGGTCCTGCAGCTTGAGAGCTGTCAGCTGGTTGGGGTCGTTGATCGGGTTGCCCTCGGCGTCGAGGTACAGCTCAACCCGGCCGCCCTTAAACCGGTCAAACACCACGTTGAGGAACGAGATACCGTCGATCTCTGCCGTAAGGCACAGCTGGCGGAACACGTGGTCAAGTTCCCAGCAACCGGTTCCCCACTGCGACTCAACAAACCGGGTGGCAAGCCGCGCGGCGTCCACCGTTTCCTGATCGTTGGAGTTGGGGATCACCGTAAACGGCGGCCGCTGAAACGTAAGGGTGGCAACGCGTCCGTCGATAAACGGGCGCATGATGTTCACGGTGTCGCGGCGGCGGCCACTGGGGAGCCGGTCAACAGGCGACAACGTACGGACGTTGTTGCCGACCACGCGGAGGTACTGCTCGCCGCGGTACATCAGGCGGTTGCGCTGCCACCGGGTACGCTCGCGGCGCTGGATCTCCTTGCCACTCTGGTACATCTCGGTGAGCTTGGACCCCAACGACTGCTTGCGGGTCTGCTCGCCGCGGTAGATCCCGGCAAAGCGCCCCACGGGGTTTTCTTGCCCCGGCGTGATTTCAGTGCTCACCTAGACGTCCTTGAGTTAAACAACGGTTCCTGTGGTGCTGCGGCCGGTACCGCTCCCCGCAGACCCGGTGGTGCTGCGGCCGGTACCACTCCCCGCAGACCCGGTGGTGCTGCGGCCCAAAGCGCTGGTTGCCGGTCCACCGTAACCGCGTTGCGGCAACACCGGCATAAACTCACAAATTGCAGCAAACACGAGGCTTGGGGAAAACGGCGGAGTAAGGCCACCCGAAACCGACGACGCAGATGCGTTAGTTGCCGTAAGTTTCCAACTGTTGTGCAAAGACCCGGCGGGGATGAAACTGTTGCCCTGCAGCGCAACCGATACGCTGACGTTGCTTTTGTAGGGCAGAGGGTTGACGCTGCAGGCTGCGCTAAGCAAAGCCACCGCCACGCTAGCGACGGTGCCTGTTGCAGCCCCAGTAAAAGCGCCAGCCCCGGCAACCGTTGCAGACGCCTGTAGATCCGCAGTGCGGAAAAGGAGAAGAAGGCTCACAAGCTAGTCAGCGGGTAGCGCCGTGTCCGGTGGAGCCGTCCATGTGCCGTCAGGGTTGCGGGTCCAGCCGACCCACGGGCGGACGTTCTCATCCCACGGGTGGAGGGTCATGCCCTCGCCGGGGTCGTAGGGGGCGGTGCCGTCCCAGCGGATCGCGTTGGTCACGAGGCCGTCGGAGTCGCGGACAATCAGGTAGGTCATCCGTACACCCACACCTTTATCTCGGCGCGACCGCCAGCGCCGCCAGCGCCGCCGTTGTTAGAGGCGTTCGCCCCACCGCCACCACCGCCACCACCACCGGGGTCGCCGCCAGCGCCACCAGCGCCACCGGCACCGCCCGTGTTCCCACCACCGCCGCCTCCGCCACGCTTGGCAGTACCCGCCGTACCGTTGCCTCCGCTAGCCGCGCCACCCGTGCCGTTGCTGTTGGTATTGGTGCGATACTCAAAGAAATAGTCCCGGTATACGTCCATTGGGTTGTCATACGACTGTCCGCCTGTTCCGCCGCTACCAGCAGTAGCCGCTGCTCCCCCACCACCACCACCACCACCACCACCACGGAGATTCCGCGTCCCGGATGTGCCGCTTCCGTTGCTGCCAGGACCGCCCATGCCCGCGTCGTAGTCGTATGCGCGACCGACCCTGTATCCGGGCATAAAGACGTACCCAGCCCCGCCGCCGCCCGCCTGCTTGCCTTCGCCGCCGCCTCCCGCTGGGAAGTAGAAAGTTCCAAACAGCGATGCCCCGCCGTTGCTTCCGTCGCTTCCGTTTCCAGCCACAGTTGCTCCCGCGCCACCAGCACCGCCCGCGCCAATGGTCACCGTCTGCGACGAGCCGCCCCCACCAAGTTCCGCGGCGCTGGCCGTTTCACGAAACCAGCCGCCGCCCGAACCGGCGCCACCGCCGCCAGAGTTGCTGGTGGTAGTGTTTCTGGACCCTCCTGCACCGCCCCCGCCCGCTCCGATGCACTCAATGACGACAATCAGCGCCCCAGCAGGCAGCGTGTAGGTCGTGCTGCTCGTAAACGTCTGCGAGTCCAGCATTGACATCGCGCCGCCGCCGCCCGCTGCCCACTTGAGGCCGGTTGTCTCGGCTGAATCGACGGTGAGAACGTGGCCGTTCGTCGCGCCGACGGGCAGACGGGCAATGGCCGAACTGCTGCGCGTGAGAAGGTCGCCCTTTGTGGTCAGCGTGGTCGTGCCGCCCTCGGCACCCGTCGCGCCCGTAGCGCCCGTGGCACCCTGAGCGCCTGCTGCGCCCTGAGCACCCTGCGGGCCTGCGGCACCCTGAGCGCCTGCTGCGCCCTGAGCGCCCTGCGGGCCTGCGGCACCTTGAGCACCCGTTGCTCCCTGCGCGCCCGTGGCACCCTGAGCGCCTGCTGCGCCCTGAGCGCCCTGCGGGCCGGGAATAATCATCCGGCTCATTAGTTGCTCTCCGCTATCACGCGGGTGTCGACCGTTCCCGTTGCGACAATCCCAAAATACGCTGCGCTGGGTGACGATTCAATAAACAGCGCACCACCAGCGGGAACCGGGAACCCGGCTGCCGTAGTGACGCCAGACGCACCAACAAAAATAGTCGCTGAACCGTTGTTGTAGATCCCCAGCGACCGGCGAGTAGACGACGCGGCAACCAACTGTGTCCCGCCAGCGGTCGTACCAACGCTCACGGTGGTAGACGCAACAGTCGACCCGTGGCTCAAGTCCACCCGTAGGCCGTTGGTAGCGTCAGCGGGAATAACCGTGGCTGAGCCGTCAGCGGAAACGGCAAGCTTTGTTAGCTGAACGTGACCTGCGGCTCCGGCGTCGTCGGTGGCAACAACCGAGCCACCGGCCATTGCGTTTAGGGTGACATTATCTGCCATTTCCTAGCACCTAAGTAATCGTAATATCGAGGTCACCCGGCTTAAAGATCACCGTGTCATACTGAGCGACGCTGACCGGGGTGCTGAGGTCTGCATAGGCAATCAAGTTGCCCGTTGTTAGGGCGTCAAGAATTCCTACGTACGTTACTGTGCCCCAGCTAGCCGTAGCCATGGGGAACTGAATCAGGTTGTTGTTAGAAGTGGCACCCGCTGACGCGGCGGCAAAATTTGTTGAGTTGTTCGTTACCGCCACGCGCGCGTAGGAGCCGCCCGACGCCTCGCCCGCAGTAGATCCGGTCGAGCTGTCCGAAAGCGTTGCGGTCCACAAACCCACGTAATAAGTGGACGGGAGAGAATACGCCACGTTGCCGAACAAGTAACCAACAACCTTGTTCTCGAAATAGTCGCTGAAACCAGACGGCATTAGCCGGTCACCTCAACTACGCGCACAACAGCGCCACCGGCAGCCGACACTGCGTACCACTGGTACTTAGCTGAAGCGTCGGTTGAAAACTGCTGCTGAACCTCAAAAGTCCCGTTGCTAGCGACTACGTGGCCGTTTGACGTAGTGACGCCGGGTCCACCGACATACACAGCAACGCCGCTGCTGTTGTGCAAAACAAACCGGCGGCGGTTCTGCGCGGAGTTGAAAAGCGGGGTTGCGGTGGTTCCCACAGTCACTGTCTTTTGCGAAACAGGCACTACAGCTCCTCGTATTCTTCGCTCAGGCCCGCAAGGTCGTCGTCAAAAGGCATCAGGGAGTCGGGGGCCTCAAGCCACGCCTTGTCCATTTCCGCGACAACGTCCGCTGCAACCGTCTCAGTGGGGGAATCGCCCCACGGACGCTGGACGCGGTCGGAGAGCGACTTCGTCATTTCAATTGAGTCACGGGCAACACGCTCGTAGCTTTCCAGCAGGTCCTTGGTCTGCTGGGACTCGACGTACTTCCAAAACGCAAGCACGCCAAACGCCACGGTCACAACCAACAGAATCACTACAAGCTCAGCTGTCATTAGACGCCTTCTTACGCGGGGCGGTCTTGCGGGCCGCAGGCCTTGACTCGGCCTTTACAAGGTCAAGCAGTTCCTTCGCGCTCACGTAATGCGGCATAGCTCGCTCCTCGGCAAGCTCCGCCTCAAGCTCGTGAATACGGTCCTGCGCGTACGTCAGCTGCTTTGCGGAAGAATCGGTGAGGGGGGCACCCGGTTGCGCCGCCGCGTGGAGGAAACAACCCTTGCACGTGAACTTACGCGCGACCCGTGGGTGCTGGGGATCAGCACCGGGCCACCTGTCCGGCTGGCAGTAGTTCCACTCCTCGTGGAAATACGGGCCGTTTTCCTCGCCGGACTTCAGGCACCTGTGACAGCAGTGCGGAAATACGTGGGGGGAAGAAACCCACCTGTCAGCCAACTCGAAGCGTCCTTTGTTGCCGTGATTGGGTATTTTGTACGTTGATCACGCGTTACACGTCGATCCCGAGAAGGTTGTACGAGTTGCTCGGCTGCTCGTAGCGCTCTCTCTCGTATTTGTCGATCTCGTCAGGCGTAAGCGGCTTCGTGATCCACGGGTATTCCTGCTCCTTGGGCTTTTCTTCCGGCAGCGGGGCTGCCATCAGCGCGTACCCAAGCGCGTCGAACAAGTGGTCGTTTTCCTTGTGGAACGACTCCTTGGGGTCCTGCCCGGTGTTGCTGCGGTTCTCGGCGTACCGGAGACTGACCACCGAGTTCCACGTGCGCCGCGCCCGTCGGCAAAACTGGATTGCCGGAACGGACCCGTCCTTAGTGGCAAGACGGGTGCTCAAAAGCTTTCCGAGCCGCAGCGCGCGGGTGCTGGGCTCACGGGTGCTGGGCTGGATTCCGTAGAGCCCGAGGTCGCCGTATTCCTCAACGTAGCTCCGGCCCCGGAGACCCTGTACCTGATTACCCGCCGGGTCACCCCAGCGCTGGATACGGTTGGGGTCAAGCTTGAAGTGCTTGTAGATCGCGCGGATCTGGGAGGCGTGCCAGTTGGGCATCTGCTCCTTGGCCTCGTGCTCCGCGAACACGACAATCGGCTCCTCGCCGCTGGGGTGCACCGCGTACCAGACAATCGCGGTCGGGTTGCGGTACCCAAAGTCCCACCCCTCGTAGATCAGGTGGTCCTTTGTCGGCTCCCAGTCGTCGATCACGTGGGTGTTCTCGTCGGCCATCGTGAACACCTGCCCCTCGAACGCGGTCCACGAACCTTGGATATACCGCTCGCGCCACACCGCCGGGTAGTCGGCAAGCAGCGAGTCGAGGTAGTCCTTTGGGAGGTGGGTGTTCTCCGTAGTCGGGGCGTGGAAGTGCTCAAACCCGTCACGGTGTGACTGGACGAAGTTGCGGCGAATCCAGCCACTGGCACCCGGGTTCGTGGTAATCCACAGCCGACGGGGGCTCTTGTAGCGCAGACGGCCCAGAAGCGTCTGGTAGATCTCGTCCGGTACCTCGGACCCCTCGTCGACGTACATCCAGCTGTATTCCGCGGAACGCAGCTTCATTTCGTCGTCGAGACCGGTAAACAGGATCTCAGACCCGTTGCCCAGTTTCATGATCTGGGTGCGCTGGTTGAAGTCCAGCACGTACGGCTTCTTACGCAACTGCATCTGGTCCATCTGCTGCCAGAAGGTTCGCTGTGTCGTGGTCTCCAAGTCCTTAAACCGGAGACGCCCGATCATCCCGAAGCTGCCGGGGTACCGGAGTGCGTGGTAGATCGCCTCACGGCACCCGCACAGCGACTTACCGGAACCAAAGCCGCCGGAGTACAGGCGGAACTTTGCCTCGGACCGGTGGAACCGGTCCTGAGCCGGAAGTGGCTGGTAACCGTCCTTGGAAAGGTCAAGTACGTCGTCGCTCACGTACTGGCTACTTTAAGCCCCCGCTACAAGCGTTTTGGCAACTTGTTCCTGTCTACGGCGTTGCACGGCCGCTTGGAGCGAGGGAACAAGGGTTCTAGTAGTCCTGAAAAAATTGGCTAGGGAACCTAGTCCGGTGTCTCAAAAAACCGGGACAACGTCTCGCGAAACTGGCTTACCCTAGCCGCGTGCAGCCGCTACATATAACTTGGGGACCGGGGGCCTGATCCGGGCTACCCCCGGTCCCAAAGTCAACGTAGCGCGCAACAACAACCGCCGGGTTGCGTCACACCGGTTCGCCTGTATCGCTGATTCCCGTTTCCGGTAAACGGGTTTCTGTGTGCTGAGTTCCCGGCAACCCCGCGGCTTCTCACTCCGGTTAATGGTCACCGTGGTACCGGTCTCCACGCCCAACGTCTCCTCGGTGCCGTGTCCTACGCCTACCGAGTTGCCACGTCGCTTGCTGCAGTCAGCCCCGTCTACCTCAACACCTTCGCGCTTGTAACCGCGCGCCTCGTCCTTGCTACGCAGTGAGACTTCGGCGCCACCTGTAGCCGCTCGCTTCGGCTCTCGGGCTACAGGTCCCATCGCTCGTCGTCCGTCGTTTCCCGCTTCGCGGCCCAGCACCTACGGTGCTGGTCACTCCCTCCTCCTCACGATGCGACCTGTAACCCTTCGCCTTCGCTCGGGCTACAGGGTTGTTGGCGCCTCAGTGGCAAGCGTTACCCAGCGTCCCCGTGCTCCTGTGCACAGCCACTTCACTCTGTGCCCCGCAACAGCCACGGAGTCAAGTAACCCGCTTGACACCGCGGCTGTCACGGGACTTGTCGTCAGGTGCCGCTTCGGCACCAACACCTACACAGGAGAACGCACCATGTTCCTCACGAAGAGCGACGTCGACCTGCTCGAAAACGAGGCGATCTTCGCACTGGAGGCCGCGCGAGACGAGGCCGACATCGCGCGCGTCACGGGCGAAGACGCCGAGTACTGGCTTCCCGAGCACGACGCGTTGGTGAACAAGGCGAACCGGCTGTGGTGGCTGGTAGACGCCCTCGGGGACAAGCGTACCGCTTGCCCCGAGGGTGGCATCTGCACCCGTGGATGCTCACCGATGTTCGAGGCCATGTCGGGCTTCTCGTGCGCCAA